AGATGAATGAAAGCCCCGATTACTTGTCCATACCGTGGCGTACAAAAGACCGCTTTCTGATCGAGGCTGAGATGGTGCGCAAGGATGGGTACATCATGCACGCCGGCGTGAAGTACGGGCGCGGCAAATACTACCACTTCCGGCAGGCCATGACTGCGCTCTGGCCGCACTTTGATTGGCACGACTGGTCGGATCTCTTGATCCAGACGTTTGTTGAAAACAACGAGGTTGGAATTATGGGGCCAGGGTCCTCAGGTAAGACTTACAACTCCGCTGCGTTTGGGCTCTGCACGTTCTACATCTACCCAACCGGGACCTCGATCATCATGTCATCGACGACCCGCGAAGGTCTCCAGCTGCGCATCTGGGGCTCGATCAAGGAGTTACACAACAAGGCCAAGGCCAAGCGGGAGTGGCTCCCCGGGCGCGTGATCGAAAGCCGGTTCATCCTGACCAGTTCGGATGAAGATGCCGAGGCGCAGGACTTCCGTGATGGAATCATCGGTGTGGCGTGCAAGGTCGGTGGCACGTTCGTGGGTCTGTCGAACTACGTCGGCTTAAAGAACGATCGCGTCATGTTGATCGCGGATGAAGCGTCGCTGATGGGGCGCGGCTTTCTGGATTCAGTCGCCAACCTCCGCAAGAACCCGGTGTTCAAGCTGATCGCGATGGGCAACCCCAAGGACCGCAACGACGCGCTGGGCGTGGTCTGCGAGCCTCACCCGTCGATCGGCGGATGGGAAGGCCTTGAGTACCTCGAAAAGACGCGCACCTGGAGAACGCGGGCACCCGGTGGTGTGGCTGTCCAGCTGTGTGGATACGACACGCCGAACGCGAAGTTCCCGAAGGGCACCAACCCGTACAAGGGCATCATCACGCCGGAGCAGATTCAGGCGGACCTCGATTACTACGGCCGCGACTCGTTGCAGTTCTCGATGATGAACCTAGGGCTCCTGCCCCGGGACGGCGGCACCAGGCGCGTGGTCACCATGTCTCTGTGCGAGCAGAACCAAGCGTTCGACGACCCCGTGTGGGAACGCTCTGACAAGCTGACCAGGATCATCGGTATCGACGCGGCGTACTCGGGCGTCGGCGGCGATCGCTGCGTAATGACTGACCTTACGTTCGGGCCGGATTCATCGGGGCGCATCGTGCTAGCATTCAGTGAGGCACCGATTGTTATCCCGGTTACCGCAGTCAAGGCGCAGCAGGCCGAGGAGCAGATTGCCGAGTACGTCTTGCTGTACTGCAAGCAGCGCAATATCTCACCGGAGCGTGTTGGGTTTGACTCCACGGGGCGCGGCACGCTCATGTCTGCGTTTGCTCGGTTGTGGTCCCCTGAGGTTGTTCCGATCGAGTTCGGTGGCCGGCCGAGCGAGCGCCCGGTGCGCAAGGGTGATCCGAAGACTGAGCGCGAAGCCTACGGCAAGATGGTCACCGCGTTGTGGTATTCGTCGCGCCTGTTGATCGAATCCAAGCAGCTGCGGAAACTGCCCCGCGAAGTGGCCGAGGAAGGCGCGATGCGCGAGTGGGGTATCGCCCGCACCGGGTTGATCGACGTTGAGCCCAAGAACAAGACCAAGGAGCGCATGGGCCGGTCGCCTGACCTCTGGGATTCGTTCGTGGTCGCACTCGAAATGGCGCGCCGAAACGGTTTTGAGATTGCAGGCGGTCAGGGGGTTGGTATTGTCAAGCGACAGACACCAAAGTGGCTGACACGTCTGTCAGATAAGCGTCGCACGATGGAGTCTGAACATTCGCTAACCTACTCATAACCTTATGGCCTCATTCAACAAAGTCATCCTGATCGGCAACCTCACCCGAGACATCGAACTCAAGCACCTCCCAAAGGGGACGGCGGTCTGCAACCTGAGCTTGGCGGTGAATCGCCGCTGGAAGACTGAATCCGGCGAGGAGAAGGAGGATGTTTACTTTGCTGAGTGCAAGGCGTTCGGGAAGCAGGCTGAAACGATCGCGCAGTACGTCAAGAAGGGCCACCCGCTGATGGTTGAGGGGCGCCTGACCCGTGAAGAGTGGGACGACAAGAAGACCGGCGAGAAGCGCTCTACCACTCGAATTATGATCGAGACCTTCCAGTTCCTGAAGGGACGCGATGAAGGTGCCGCGCCAGCCCAGCGACGTGAGACTGCACCGGCCGCTGCTGCCCCGAAGCCTGATCTGGACGCGGACGACCTACCGTTCTAAACCTCGCCCATGAATCGCGATACGTTTCCTCCTGGTGGCTGGCAGTTCTACGAACCCAAGACCAACTGGAGTCCAAAGGACGCTCTGAACTACGGCTTCTACGACATGGCTCGCTTGATTCACAACCACCGGATTGCAAACAGCATTCCGTCCACGATCGAGCAGGCGATCTCTGACTTGGAGGCCTACACTCGGGCGCGATTCCCTCAGATTGCAGCCACTCCATCCCACACAGCGAATGTACAACCAAGGGTTTCAGGCTGTCGCACGTGCGGCCGCTAGACTACGCAGGACCGCTCAAGGGGCACGGATCCTAGCTGAATGGCTGGGCGACGGTGGTAAACCTGTCGATCGCCAGCTGGCGCAGGATCGAATTGATACCTGCAACCGCTGTATCCACAACAAACCCACGGATGCGCGGTCGATCAACAAGGCCGTCGCTGAGGCGATTCTGGAGCAGGAGCAAGCGCGCAACGACCTGGCGATGTTTCTGTACGGAGAAGGCCTTGCTGGCACCTGCGAGGTCTGCGGGTGCTACCTGAAGCTCAAGGCTTGGGTACCTTTGAATTATCTTGGCAACCAAGAGATGCCTGATAATTGCTGGATTTCGCGGGAACGGAAAGCAATCTGAGGTCAATATGAGTTTCAAAGAACCGAGTAAAGTCTGGAATGTGGTGAGTGCGATGCTTGAGGCCGAACAGCCTCGATCCCGCAATCGCGCACGCATCAACGCGACGTTTAATGGCAACCCTCCCTACAGCGAAGAGGAGGCGCGAGACAACCGGATCCAGACCAATGTCAACTTCCTGGAAGGCACGCGGATCATTCACGCGGCGCGCCAGCAGTTTACCAACGCGTTCCTGAAACCGCAGAATTACTTCTCGGTGGGTCTCGACATCGGCCCACGCGACAAGCGCACCCAGTGGGGCAACATCATCACGAAACAGCTGAACCGCGTGATGAAGCGGTCTCCGAAATACTCCACGGTCTTAGAGTCTCAGTTTGCGGCCACGGTGCTTCACGGCATCGGCCCGGTCACCTGGCTTCGTGATCGCGACTGGTGCCCATCGGCTCGCGGCACTGAGGACATCCTGGTCCCGACGAACACGCTGACCACGATGGAGAATCTGTCGCACTTTGCGATCTACACGTCGTTCACGGCAGCCGACCTGATTCGTATGACCCGGGGCGAGAACGTGGACCCCGGCTGGAACATGAAGCTGGTCAACGAGTTGTTGGCCAACATGATTCAGGAGGAGGCAACCAGTCTCCAGGTGAACGATTGGTCTGGCCAATACTTCCCCGAGAAGGTTGAGGAAGATTTTAAGGAGAACTCTGGCTACTGGGGTAGCGACGCTACGCCGGTGCTGCGGTGCTACGACTTCTACTTCTTGGACACGACCAGCGACGATCCCTCTTGGCGCCGCCGGATCATCGTGGACCAGTACAACAGCGGCATCGGCAATATGCAGACCGCTGGCCAGTGGCTCTTCGATGCCGGCGACCGGTGCTACGGCCGGGATATTTTCGAGTTGATGCACGTCCAGTTCGCCGACGGCGCTGTCGTCCCGCCGTTCCGCTGGCACTCGGTGCGCTCACTGGGCTACCTGCTTTACGCGGTCTGCCACCTTCAGAACCGGCTCCGCTGTAAGTTCACCGACTCCGTGTTTGAGCAGATGCTCTGGCTCTTCCGCAACGTCGCCGACGGTGACGCTGAACGGATGGAGAAGATCGACCTGTTCAACATGGGCGTAATCCCCGAGGGCCTCTCCTGGGTTCCGCAGTCTGAGCGCCACGTCGTGGATTACACGATGCTTTCCGGGGCCATGTCGATGCACCGGCAGATCATGGCTGAATCCAGTGCGGCCTACACTCAGGACGTGAACGACGGTTCCTCCAAGGAACTGACCGCCACCGAGGTG